TCAGAACGAATCTGAGGAACCTGAATGGTCATTACCTTGAACTTGGTAACCATTCCACCTTCTTCTGACCACTGAACGTTCTGAAGACCCATACCCCGTACAAGACGGATAACATCACGGGTCATCTGAATAAGAAGAACGTTATCATCAGCAAGAGTATCAGAAACCTTGATTTCATTTACCCCAGCGATCTTGAGAATCCTCTCACGAATTGTGGTACCCGGAGTGGTTGCATCATAATCGGCATCCAAAACAGTTTCATAATTCGTCGGGATATACAGAGTCCACGGACCATAATGGTACTTGTTTATACTGGCCTGCTTCATTTCGAGAACATCCTGTATAATCATTGCTCCGGTTACACCTGAATTATCCCAAGGAATACTCAGGTTGACTCCTGTACGGTCGGGGAAGTTCACATAACTGTAAATCGCATTGCGAAGGCGTGAATCCTTCTCCCCAAACGTGTAAGTGGTATCAGTGAAAAGAAGAGCTTCCAGCTTCTCCAGAACCTTACGAGCAGCCCTTTCAGCCATCGTAGTATCAAGGGGATTCCCCAAGTTACGACTGGCAGCAAGTTCCCTTGTATTGATCTCGTAGTCTGCATGGATGATCGGCAGAGGCAAATAATTGTGCTGGAAAGTGACTCGGTCGTTCTTACCTCTGGTAATACCATCCATTGTCATTTCAGCCTCAAGAGCCTCATTCACATCATGCCATTCGAGTACAGTAGTACCCATTGCATTTCCGAGATTGTATACAAGATTCTTAGCAATGAGGTCTTCAATCCCACCAAGCCTTGCGCGAGAAGGTTCCATGATAGCTTCATCAAGTGCTTTCCACTCTTCCCTGCGGAGAGTAGCACCTGCGTTCACTACCATAGTTCTCCAACTCTCTTTCTTCTTGGGATTGCCCCCCATATACACAGTCACACACGACCTTCCATACTGGTCGATAAACGGACGCATACGGCCAATATCCAATTTGCCGTTGTTTGCCATCATGCGAGCTACCTGCCCCTGACTCTGTCCGTTGCCAATCAGATCAACATTGACATCCATTGTATTTTCCTCCTTTCTTTAAATTATACGAACTGCGATCCTTCTGTTAACAGAAAGGAAGTTGATATCACTGTCCTCTGATCCTGCAGCAGCACTTTCAGTATCAAGGCTCACGCCTATGATAGCATTCTGATAAATAGCATTCTGTGACCCTTCATCCGGGGTATGTTTCTGCAGATAACCAGCTCCATTAGATTCAACGAAATCACCTTTGGCAATAGTTTGTCCATCAGCAAGAATACCATACACAATGTCTCCACGTGTAGGAACCCAGCAACGTACTTTATCACCAGTTTCGTAATTTTCATCTATTCCCTTGCCCTGAAGAGCATCCTCAATGGCAAACATCGGGAGAGCATTTCCACCAGCAGTAGTATGGACTTTCACCTTGTTTTCGCTGGTAAGTTCAATCAGACAACCGGGATAAATGGTCGCGGCTTCTGCTTCATACTCCTCAAATACATTGGAGTAATTTTTCAGTATTACTGTATTTTTAGCAACCATGATTCATCCTCCCATTATTCAATATCAATACCAGCAGGAGTAAGAATTTCTTCCTCTCCAGCATTAATAATAGGTGCCCCGGCTCCAAGTGAGTAATCTACCACCTGATGGGTTTCCTTCTTCTGCACGGATTTATGTACTCGGACAAGAGTATCATCATCCATCTTGTTCAGTCCTTCTTCAGTCCACGTACCCTGTTCGGTATTGGCCTGAATCTCAGAGATCATTGTCCGCTTTCTCTCCGCACGCATATTCGCAACAAAGGCGAGGTCTGCTTCCTGCTGCGGAGTAAGCTTGTTCACTTCAACTTCCCTCTCGACCTCTTTCACGACCTCAATTGGCTTCATTTTTTCCAACTGATCTTCGGAGAGTGTCTGAAGAAATTCCCTGTCATCTTCGGTCCAGCGACCCTGACTGTTTGCAATCAGAGCATCAACTTTCTCCTTAATGCAGGGGGCGCATTCTTTGCTCATTTTTACCTCCTTTTTGTTAGTACTTAAATTATTGGTCACATACTCCACCTTACGATGGACTTCAACAGGATTTCCTACCAATTCGATTTTCCCACTCTCATAGGTATAGTCCTGTTTATACATTTTGGTTCCTTCTTTGGAACTCTTCGAATACACTACATAAGTATCAAACATCTCTTCGAGATAGGAATAAGATTCATTACTCTCTAATCCACGAAGAGCGGCATACATTGCTTCCATTTTCTCCCGGAAACCAGCATCAGCATAATCCCCGATTGATCTTGGAACAACTCCTTGTCGATTCAAAGCCAGTACAAGGTCCCTGCCTTTAATCGCTCCATCAATTGTTATTTCCATTGTATTGTCTTTATTGGTTCGTATTCCACAACCATCTGCGCAGGAACAAGCTCCTACAAATTCAGTGAGAATTGCAAGATGATCCGGGCGATAATTTGAGGCAATAGCTTTATACTCTTCCCCATTCCACGTACCCTCCTCTTCAATTTCTTCACTGAAAACTCCTACACTTACTTCAATCAATTTGTTATTAATAATGTCCTCAAGAATTTCCGGCGCAATAGAATTTAACTTATCCTCATCCAACCAAGCTTCCGCTCTCAATTTGGAACCATCTACATTCGTATTATACACCCGACCAACTGTACGAGAATCAATCACTTCAGGGCTATTTGCCGAAATAGGAGTTCCTTCATTATTTTCAGGATGATCTATCACCACCGGAATCCCATCCCACGATGCTGGAATTTTTCCAAGCTCATCAATCTTATGAAGTAAAGGACCATGACTACCACTATGAACTCCTTCTACCATCATAACAACTGGTACAACGTAGCAAGGCTTATCCTGATGAACTGTAAGGGTGACTTCATAATCAGACTCAGGTCTATTTTTATAAACAGCATACGAATTACTATTAGCATTCAATACGCTATTTGCCTGCTTTATTGCTTTAGGAGCACAATCTTCATCTGATCCCCCATCTTTCATGCATTTAGCAAGAACAGCATTAGCAATGCGAACCCATTGTTTCTTCTGCTTATCAGATAAACCTTTCTTATGTTTATCTACATCATCTACAGTCCACGGCATGGCTTTATCCTCCTTACTTTACGTTATACTTTTCAAGTTCTTCAATATATGGTAACGCTATACATCTGCACTGCGGATGTAAAGGTATCATTGGTTCTATTTCATCAAGAGTAAATATTTTTCCTTCCAAATTAGCACACTTTATACAAACCCTATCATCTCCTGCTGTTTTCCATTCCCCCTTTACCGTGATGTTTAAAACCCTCCAATTTCGATATTCTTGTATAGTAGCTAAATGATGTGCTCTTATAATCTCCGTACGAGCCAAAATTTCAGCCCTTCGTCTTGCTGGAATAAATCTACCTAATGTATCTGTAATTCCCAAAGAACCTACATTTGAACCATCTATGGCCGATACCAATTTTCTTGCCAACAATCTAGGAGCATCCCCATCTATCAATCCTTGCGCTAATATACGACTTATTTGATAATCCATTGTCTCTGTAATACCTTTTAAATCGGTAAATATTCTCGTAAAGAGCAATCCTACCCGATCCAAGTGAAAAGGAGTTCCCATAACAATTTCAATTCCTCCAGCATCATCTATGGAAGGTATTTGCATTCCCTGTCGAATCATCTCATATCTAGCCCGTATAACTCCCCTTTTATAAGAATCATAGATATATTTATTCATCCAGGCCGCTTCTACCGAAGTTCCTACCTGTGACAAATTTATTACCGTTACTAACTCAGATTCTATCTGCTTTTGTAACCACTCCATAAATTTTGCCACTTTTTCTGAGCTACGCGCATACGCAAAAGCCTCTCTGGCCGGAGGTACTACTTGTAGTATATGCGGCCTTTCCTTAAGTCCAAAACAATCATTTTTATAAACTCCAGTCACTATACCTGCCATAATCGCTTTAAACCGACGATTCATATCACTAGCAAAGAGATTTCTCAACGCAGTAGTATTCGTTGGATCGTAATTTCTACGCTGGATTTCAGTATAGGTCGTTACAGTATTCATTACTTCTTAACCGGATTGGTTTTTTTCGTTCCCGGTTTAGCAGGAGCTGCTACTGGAACAGGTTCAGGCTCCTCTAAACTATCCACTATTTTATTATAAAGCTCTTCCTTGCTTATCATCTCATCCCTAAGTCTTGTGATGTAATTGATTTGTTCTCTATTCAAACCTAAACACAACTCAAAGAAAGCGTCTGGAGGAAGAATTGTCTCAGCCATTGGAGTATATGTGTACTCTCTTATAGCCGTAGCTCTTGATTTTCCGATGTCTACACGGGCCTTCTCACTAAGAGAGTACAAATCATTCCATTTTATTGTGTAATCCCCTGTAACAGGAGTAGGTAAAATCCCATACTTAATTAAAGCATCCACAAAAGGTCTTAAAATATGTGGCTCGGCATGATCTTCCCGACGAGCCTGT